ACTTGATGTAGCCAAGCTGATACGGGGTCATCTGCCCCGCCTCATCAACCAGCGCTATATGTATCTCTGTTCCCTGAATACGGTCACAATCACTGTCGCGCTCCAGATACTGGAACTGAATGGTGCTGCCGTTATAAAACTCGTATCGTTTGCGCGTCTCATTGAAGGTGCCAAGTTCTGACGGCATTTCCTTCTTCAACGGCTGTATGTGGTTGCTATCAAGTTCAGGCAGTGAGCGCCTGAAGATGAACGCCTGCAAGCCTGGATTCTCCAAGCAAAAGCCGATGACATCCCAGCGGCCACTATGCGACTTGCCGCCGCCAGCAGCCCCGCCAAACAATATCTGTTTGGCCCTGCACTTATGCAGCAACGCCTGCTTTGGTTGCGGCGTGTAGTCCAGCTTGATCGTCTTCTGGGCCATGCAACCTGAAATCCTGTGATTTTGTAGAAGCGGGCGTGTTTACATAACGCCTTCGTCGTCGCGCGACGGCTGGCCTGGGGGCATGCCACGGGGGCCGTCAGATTCTGTGCCGCCTGTTCAAGGCGGTAACGCATACGCCTGCAATGCACAGCCATGCTGGATCACAGCGCAGGCAGCACATGCTTGTCCCAGCTTTGTCCCAGTTTAGCTACCAGGCGTGACGTCAATCACCTCTGTATCGCCGCCACGCTCGATGTTGATTTGGACCGCTACACCGCCACCTTTCTGGCTGTCAGAGCCAAACTCAGCCCTCTGTGTGCGTTCTAGGTACCAGCTATCGGCACGCCAGTCCTTTTCACCGGCTTTTCCGATCCGGCGCACCCTGAGAGCGACAGCAGCGCTTTCTGCTGCGCGTACCTCAGCACCGAACCCTTCATCATCATTGATCCACCGCAGCAGCGTGCTTTCACTCACGCCTGCGCCTTGCGCTGCATGCTTACGCGGCACGCCATCCCGCAGTAGCTCTAGTGCTGCGCCCTGCTTGTCATCTCTTGCCATTACGGCAGCGCTTGGCTCTGCCACTGCTACTGGTTGCATGGGTGCCATTGGTTGCAATGCAACCTCACTTGGTTGCACATCTGGTTGCAACTGGTTGCGCTTACGCAACTGGCGGCGCACAGCGGTTGTCACTGGCGTATGCTCTACCCAGCCTTCCTTGCTGCACCGCTTCTGTATGGCCTGCCTGGACACGCTGTAATCCTTAGACACAGCGTTAAAACTCTCACCAGCCTTGATGCGTTGCTCTATCTCAGCCCAGTCCACCTGGGCTGGCTGGTACTTCCGCATAATATATCCTGTGATTGTATCGGTCAGCGCCCCGACCGCCTCATCCGCAGTTAGTGACGCTGACCTATAGGATCGCCTGATCCATAATGTCATGCCGCAACCATATGTTGCGCCAGCATATCGAAACGATACCAGATTTCGTGCCTTTGGCAACACCTTTGATATAAAAAATCATCAGATGTGCATCAGACCTCATATCGATACGCCCTTGCCCTATAGTGCAAACGGACCAGCGCATCCATGTATCTGCGTTTGACCACCCTGCCATCTGTGCCTAGCTGCAACAACCTGGCAAGGCGCGTCCACGGAGCCCCTCTTGCCTTGAAGGCAGCACTGTGCGCTACGGCCCAAACCAGCTTGCGGTCATCCTGATCCATCAGAATCGTTAGCTGCATGGCCCGATCATAATCTGTGATTTGTCTGCTGGTTGGCTTTAGGATTGTCTCGCCCTCCTGTGTCCAGCCATAACCGTGCCAGTCCAGCGGATAGTCTGGCCATGATGACAGCTTCTGTTTACGCATGGCCGGCGGCATGCGCCTGTCCGTTTCGGCTGCTGTTAGGAACAGATCATGTAGTCCGTTAACGTCGCTCATGCGCCTTCTCCATCTGTTCAATAAACTGCCGCTGCTGAAACTGGTTCCATTTCCAGTAGCGCTGACGTGCTTCTTTGAACGCCTCTACAGACCAATCTTGCCTGCATCGACGCCAGACCTTGTCCTGCCTTGCAACCCACTTGTCTGCTTTGAATTTGGTGGCGACACACCTGTAATTGAAATTGGTGTGTTTAACAGATTTGCTTATAAGTCGTTGAATCTGTTCAGCTTGCGATTTTGTGCTTGACGGATTTTCGGCCATTGTTAGAATCATCTCTTAGCGCAGGGCTATGCTTCTCAAGCATGGCCTTTTTTGTTTTCACTTTTTAATTCATGTATTCGATAGCCTTCTGGCTTAGCGTCATGGCTTAGTTTAGTAATCACGCTTGTCTGGCGCGGGATTTTGCTGACAGCCAGGCCGCACGCCTGACACACACCATCAATCAATCTGACCTCGCACCGCACGCACTGGCCCAGCTTCTCGCGCTTGGCAAACGTGCCATCACCCTGCTGAATCATGCTGCACGCTCCGCATCTTGCACGGCTATGCCTTGCGCTATGTCTGCCAGCGCGTCACGCAGATAGCCCAGTGTAAGCGTCCCTGGCTGGCCTTGCAGATAGCCTGGCAACGCCAAGTGCGCTCGATCCATGCTGTCAAACCAGCGGCTGCTGTGACGCCTGACAGGCACGCCATACAATTCTGCAATATAGAAAAGACCGCACCCGTCCTGTATCAGGCGGCTGATCTCACGATCTGCATCTACCAAGGCTTCAGTGCGGGTCATAGCCATTTCACCACCGTGTCGCCCTGATGCCCCTTTTCCCAGATGAACCAGGCCAGAGCCATCATGCCGCCAGCACCACCGCTGTAATCGTCACCATTCTTCATCAGGCTTTGTCGGCTTGAGAAAACATGCACACGAACAGGCGGTGTGTGTGCAAAGAATGCCTTGCGTTCAATGCCTTCAAGAAACTGTAGCTTCAACAGCATGGCCACTTTGCGGCTGGCCAACTGCGTGGCATGAGATGCCATTTGCAACGCCAGCTTCCCGTATGGCGGGTTGGTCACGATGTTGTCGCAACCCTGCGTTTCCATCAGGAAATCAACACGGGGCGTGCCGTAACCACGATCAACCAAGTCTGTGCTTTGCACTGTGTACCCAGCGTGTTGCAAAACACGGGAGATGTGACCCTCACCACAGCATGGCTCCCAGATATCGCCCTCAAACTGTTCGACAGACAGCAACGCCTCTGTGCTGGGCGCTGGTGTCGCATAAAAATCGTCCTTTTCACGATCACCGCGTTTGTTGTGGCCGATGATCTTCAAACCGGCTTGTAAAGCTGCGTCATTCATCAGCCACATCCTCTACATAGCCCTGCCCGTCACAGGCAGGACACTCGCCGCTGCGTGTGTCTATGTATCCGCTGCCAGTCCTGTAATCAGGCCGTCCATATTCAATCTCGCAAACGCCCTGGCCCAGACACTGCTGGCACTCCAGCAGTTCTTCCCAAAGCCCAGGGTGGCGCATGACGCGGACAGTGCGCGGTGCATCGAACTGATCCCTATCCACCTTCTGCCTCACACATCTGTCTGATAATGTCGGCCTGGCTGGTGCCACGCAGATGCAGTAACGGCTTTAAATACGCCTCTACATGCGCCAGGCGCTTGGCAGTGACGCAATAAACACCGCAACACTTCAAGCGCTCTTGTATGTCTTTCTGGTTTGCTGACAAGCTGCCGCCTTTCGGGCGCTTCAACTCAATCATAATCGGCCCTTGGTCAGCCGGATCACGCCAACCAGTTTCAGGCACAAAGATTTCCAGATCAGGCCAGCCAGCCGCCATGCCCAACTTCTTCAGGCGCATCTTGTATGCAACGTGACGCTTGCCCTCATTCGGGCTGTGATGAAACACACTGCCCAGCGGCAGGGCTACTTGCAGCCAATGAACCACATATGTTTGCAGTTCATCCTCTGTCATCGGCCAAGGCATAAAATGAGTTGGGCTGCACCTCGCCGTCAGTCATGTCAGTGATGACCCGCATGAAGCGTGTGGCAGGCACAGAGTAATTGGGATGATCCGGCGGCAGGCACCAACGACGCGCCACTGCTGCATGAGCGCAGCCCGTCTTTTGTGCCAGCTTAGTGTAGGACCAGCCTTTTTCATTGCGATATTCATCAAGTGTCATGCGTCACATATAAACGCATTTGACATTAGATGTAAATATGATTACATGAAATATATCTGACTTTTAATGTCAAAGGGTGGTATGCTCATGTTCATGATTGAGAACAACTTACGCGCAATGATTGCACAGTATCTGCGGAACAACCCGCAAGAGAGCAATAAAACGATTGCACTCAAAAAAGGTGTGCGCCCTGAAACTGTGTCCAGGCACTCCCACGACAAAATCGATATGTCGATGCAAGACATTAAAGATTATGCGGCAATACTGGGTTGCACCACCTTTGACATCATGTTCAAGTCGCAGCCGATACCTATTGTTGGCACGGCAACATGCCAAGATGATTTAAGCTGGCTTGAATATACACACGCACTGACGCCGGAAACGGCAGAATGCCTGTATATTCACGGATCGCATGATGTAAATTTGAGCGCTTGTCGCCTTGAATTTCACCCAGAATATCAAGGTCGTTATAAAGTCATGGATGGCTGCTACGAAATTTGGGATGCAAGCGTGTGTTTGACTGGCTCAGTGAGCAAACACGCATTAATGAACTTATCTTTGGTCCGAACTTCAGACGAACAATTACAGCGAGGTATCCTCTACCCCCAACCCGGCAGTCACAAATATTCGTTGGTACAAAGTCAGGGTGACAGCAACGACATCAAAACCGACCTTGAACTGGAATGGGCTGCCCCAATTTTGCGTTACATTATGCGTCCTGACCTTGAAGGTGTTGAAGTAATCAAATCATCACAAAACCCATATGCACTGGAGCGCACTACTCTGATGTATCAATACATGAACGATAGACGCAAACGTAAGGGCTTGCCATTGCTATAACGCATATTTTTTAACACAACACGATTGACATTAGATGTCATCGCCAATAAACCTTAACAGGAAGCTATTTCTGTTGAGGTTTTTTTATGTCGTTACCACCGTCCATCAAATGGGCTGCTGACAAGCACTATTTTCATCACAGCAATCCGGCATCACGTCCAATCTGCCGGACATTGTTCGAAAAGTGCGTAATCCGTCCCAAGGTGTCCCAAGCCTGGGCGGTCATAAAAGGCGACCAGGTGGGCGACGTACAGGCCGCAAAAGCTACGATAAACTTATACAAAGATGACAATGCCAACATGCTGGCAGGGCGTGTGGTGCAGGACTGCGCCAACCTACATCTGATTGACGGCCACACCATTGAGGCTGTCATCCGGCAGGGTATGAGCCGGTTGGATGAATACAAGCCGCGCACCTGGGATGATGGTAAGGATGAACGCAAGCTGGCGGTCAACCGCGCAGAGTTTGCGGATGTGCTGACCAATGCCATTGAAGGCGTGAAGGAAGCACACGCACACTACGGGCTGAATCGCATTGAGGGTGAATCTGAAATCTTTACTAACTTGTCAGGGTTAGAACTGCCTTACAGTGGCTTCCCAGATTTCTCGCGGCGCATCGAACTCAAAACAAAATGGTCTAGCGCTGCTGCCAACACCAAGTCTGGCAAGCGTGCTGCCAGCCTGCCCACACAGCCCGACTGGTCACATACAAGCCAGGTTGCAGGATACTGGGCTGGCACCGGCCTGATGCAGACCATTGTATATGCCAACGCAAAAGATTACCGCGTGATGCACGCTGACAACAGCGACAGGCTGACCAACGACGGGCTGCAAGCCGCCCTAAATCACATCACAGCCAAATGCGCGATACGCGAAAACATCCTGAAATCTGCCGATTCAGTGGAGCAAATGCTGCGCCTGATTGAACCAGATTTTGGACATATGTGGGCGTGGGATATGCGCCCAGAGGTTTTGACAGAGGCGAAAAAACTATGGGGATTCAGATGAGAAGAAACCTGTTGTGGCTTCACGTTGATGAAGCTGGCCGACCACTGCGGCCCTACAGCGTCTGGCGGGAAGCCTTGCGCGTGTGCGGCCTGATCATTGGCGCATTGTTTGGCGTCTTCAGCCTGTGGTGCTGCTTGGTGCTGCTTGACCTGGTGATGACATGAACGCCCAGCCCACATTGTTTGAAGCCATGCAGGCACCGCGTAACGAGCGTGAAGCACGGTTTCTGGCGTTCCACCAGGCCAATCCGATGGTCTACCAGTTATGGGATCGATTCACCCGCGAGGCGATTGCAAAGGGCCACAAGCGTGTTGGATCACAGATGATCATGGAACGCATCCGGTGGGAAACCACAATCAACATCATTGACGCCAGGCCAGATGGTGAGGCGCTCAAGATCAACGATCATCACAAGCCGTATTACGCGCGGCTGTGGATGAAGCACAACCCAGCCCATCCAGGGCTGTTCAACACGCGATCAGTAGAGGGTGACAATGAGTGATCAATCAAAGATCAACGCCGCAATCAATGCAGCTATGGGTCAAGTGCAGAAACTGGCTAAAGGTGATCGCAACCAGCACGGCAACTACAGCTTTGCGTCTGTGGATGCGTTTCTGGATATGTGCCGCCCGATCTGCGCTGATCATGGTCTGCACCCGCAAGTTGATAGCATTGGCACAGAGACGTTTAGCGCAGGCAACTCAAAACTGTGGGCGAAATTTTCATACAAAATCGGCATGGGCCATGTGTCAGGCGAGAAGACCGATCCTGTCGGCATGGATGTCATGTTGCCCCTGACGGGCGCACAGACCAGCGGCAGCGCCCAGTCCTATGCCGTGAAGCAGTATCTGCGTGCGCTGTTGCTCATCTCAACAGGTGAGCGTGATGACCCTGACTTTCATCAGCCAGCACCAAGTGATGGCGTGGGCGTAAAAGATGCAGCGCCAGCCGCTGATTACGATCTGGATGCGCTGATTGCCAAAATGAAAACATTCAAATCACTCACCAGGCTGAACACTTGGATCGGTGAGATGAACCCTGTGTTGGTTGCCATGCACTTGGCAAATGATACCGACTACAACCGCTTTTATGCGTTCTGGAAAAAACAAGAGAAGGACATTCAAAATGGCAGCACCTGAATATAAGGCCGGAAAGGTACAACTGGTTCGTGGTGTCGAAATCGACGACAACATGAGCATCAGTTTTTGGTTCAACATCACTGACCCTGATCTGAAATCGCGTCTTGATGCGTACTACCAAGAGAACAAAGACGATTTCAAACAGCAGCCTGGTTTGGAGATACAGGTCAAAGTTGGTGACACATTTCATCGTGTGGCCAGATCGCGGCTATGGCTCAATGACGTCGCACCAGCGCAGCAAGCTGTCGCGCCTGCACCAGCCTATGCACCGCCGCCCCCACCACCACCGGCACCGCCACCCCATACAAGCGTGCCTGACGCACCGCCGCCACCGGCTGGCTATGAGGCTGCGAAAAATGGCTAGGCAGGCTCTGCTGACGGTCAGAGAGGCGTGTGATGCACTATTCGGTGAAGGCTACAGCGAGGCCAGCCGGAAGCGCGTCAGACGCTGGATAAAGGATGGCCAGATAGCGGCCATTCAAGATGGTTCACGGTGGTTCATACCGCGTGCCGAAATTGTGAAATTAGGTGGGATTGATGAACAAGCACAAAGCAGCGTGGACGCCTGAAAAGCGTGCCGCACACAGCAAGAAAATGAAACGGATATGGGCCGCGAAACGGCAGACGGTGAGCATTGAACCGCCGCCCAAGAACTGGGTGCAAAGGATCTGGGACATTGTGAGAGGGGCGCACTAGCGCCCCTTTCTGTTTACCAACACCGCACCAGCAGCGTCACGCTTACGCTGGCTTTTCTCTTCATCTTCGATGTAATGGCCGTAACGCCGTTTGGTAAACTCTGGGTTTGTGTGGCCCATTGATTCTGATACATCGACCCAGTTTGCACCAAGCTGATTGATCATGTTGC